TGCGATTAGTGATAATGATGACATGCGTACCATTTTTGACGTTCTCAGTGCCCTCGATGCTGACGGGTATAGCAGCGTTAATATTGTGGTCGGCGGTGATAGGGTCAGTGAGTTTAACTCCCTAGCAACAAAGTATAATGGTGACCTATATAACTTCGATGAAATCAAAGTAACTTCTGCTGGTGGTCGCGACCCTGATTCTGAAGGTGTGGAAGGCATGTCAGCATCTAAGTTGCGTAAAGCAGCAGTAGAAGGTGATGAAGAATCATTCTATAAGGGTCTATCTAAGAACCTTTCTAAGAAAGATAGAGAAGCATTGTTCCTGACACTTCGTCAGTCGATGCAAGTATCTGAATCGTTTGATGACTTTGCAGAAGCATCATATGATTTGTATGAAATCGCTCCTAGATTAGATCCTCAAGGTCTGCGTGAAGCGTATTTCGATAGTAATTTATTTTCAGTGGGGTGCTTCATTGAGAACGTCAGCACAGGGCTCATTGGTAAAGTTGTTAGTCGCGGCAGCAATTATGTCATCTATATTGATGAGCATGACAATGTATATCGCGCTTGGTTGAAAGACCTGGTTGAAAGAAACGACATCAAGTATTTTAATTTCACTCCAGCAGGAGAAATGGGTACTGATAAGTTGGCAAACTATATGCGTAAACTTACTCCTGGTGAGTTTATTCGTAAGATAAATAAAAAGGACAAGGATGCTTAGTAACATGAATCTCAAAGATCTTCCCGATATGTCAGATGCACTCAAGGCAGTGCAGATGTATGAAAAGAAAAAATTAGACCCCGTTGGCAAGGAAGATGGTGACATCGATAACGACGGTGATGTTGATTCGTCTGATTCGTATCTGAAGAATCGCCGTAAAGCAATCGGCAAGGCAATTAAGAAAGAAGAAGTTGAAGTAGAAGAAGGTTATAAAGGTAAGCACGGTCAGTCTGACAAAGAGTATGCTGCTTCCCGCTCTCAGGGTGGCAAGATGATCTCTGGCGATGACAAGATGAGTGGTGCTGAATACACCCATGGTCGCAGAGTCAAGGCAGCAAACCCTGGTATGCAACCTGACGTAGGTGGCAAGACCAAACCCAAGTCACAGGGTAAGATGGACAGAGGCACCCGTGCTGATCTCCAGTATCGTAAGGCAAACCTCAAGAAAGAGGAAGTTGAGAGTGTAGAAGAAGGTAAGTTCAGCGGATCTAAGTCCCACATCCAACGTGATGGAACTGCTTCTGCTCCCGAAAGAACTGCTGCTGAGCGCAAAAAGGATCGTCGTATCCTTGCTGGTTATGGCAAAGGTGGTATGCAAGATGCAGTCGCTCGTGCAAAGAAAGAGCGTGATGAGAGACGTGCTGCTCGTAAAGAAGCATTTGCATTCTCTGAGGAAGAGTTTGAATTATTTGAACAGTACGGTGAAGAGATTGATGCACTGACTGATGAGCAACTGATTGATGTAATGGAAGATTACATCATCGAAACTGCTGAGGATATTGATGATCTGATTGAAATCTGTGAGCACCTTGACGCTGTTGAGATGTTAACAGAGGAAGAGCGTGACGCTGGTGCAATGGCACGAGCAAAACTCAACAAACCTGCTGGTCCTTCCCGCATGGATCGTATCAAGTCTGCTGCTAAAGAAGCAGGTTCTAGACTGAAAGCAGGTGCTGAAAAGGCAGGTGCTGCTGCTAAGAAAGGTATTAAGGCAGCAGGTAAGTCTGTATCAGCAAACGCTGGTAAGGCAGTTGGAACTTTCCAAGCAAATAGAATCAAAGCAAAGAGAGCAGAACTTTCTAAACCTGCTGAGAAGAAACCAGCACCTAAGTCTTCATCTAGCGATGATGATGGAACTGGTGGTAAGTTGGATAAACTGCTGGCAAAAACCAGGGGCACAAGCAGCAGTTCAAGTGGTGGTTCATCCTCTGGTGGTGGCGGGGAATCTTCTAGCAGCAGTGGAGGTAGTTCCTCTGGTGGTGGTGAGAAGAAACCTGGTCTTCTCAGAAGAATTGGTGGTGCTATCAAGCGTGGTCTGAAGAAAGCAGTCGGCAAAACATCCCGTCTGGTATCCAAGGGCAGCGACAAACTTGCTAAGCGTCTTGGTGAAGATTATGACACCATCGCACATCTCCATGAGTCTGGTCTCTTCTCACTTGAGGAGATTGAGAACATCGTTGAGATGAGATTCGATGATGGTCCTGAGGGAACTGCTAAGAGAAAGAAGGCGCTTGAGAAAAAGCGCGGTATGAAACTTGATGGTCATCCTCAGTTTGATACAAAGCGTGGTGCAATGGCATATGATGGTCCTAACAAGGCAGCATCAGACGCTAAGGATCGCGTCATCGCAAAAACAAAAGCAAAGCGCGAGGGTAAGTGATGTTATCATTCTCACAATTATCAGAGAAAAAAACAAAAGTCAAGATAAATCCTAAGAAAGAGGATGTCATGGAATGCCCTGACAAGTCTCGCAATCATGGAGATGACTGTGATTGTAAAAAGTGCGAAAAGAAACGTCGCGCTGAAGAACTTGGTGATGAAACAGAAGTATCTACGGAGGAAACCGCCTATGTCAGTCAAGAAGAAGTTTCAGAAGAAAGCGATCAAAGCATCGATCAAGAAGAAACTTCGACATTGCTGACGTTCGGTCAATTCAACGAAGCAACCCGTCTCAAGAAAGAGAAGGGGTATGATAAGGGTGGCACCAGGAAACCTACTGGTGGCAAACCAACTGCCATGGATCTTGTGAGAGCATCAATTACCAAACAATATGGTAAGGGTGCTATCATGGGTAGCGGTGGTAGTAAACAAAAGAAAAAAGAGAAGGGTGCCAAGTCTGATGCTGGTACTGGAAAGTACAAGAAGATGTCAGACAATAGAAAGGCAGCAGACGCCAAAGCAAAGAAAGCAGGTTTCAAAGACAGGCAATCTTATGCTGATACCATGGCTCGCTATGGTGGTGAGGACAACTATAAGAAAGGTCGCGGACTCGGTTCATGACAAACGAAGAACTTGCCCATCTTAAAAAAGAGAAGGAGCATAAAGAACGTGACGCTCGCATGAAATATGGCAAGCGTTACAAAGAAATTGTTTCTCAGGGCGAAAAGGCAAAGGAAAAACTATACACGACAACCAGAACTAAAGGTGTTCGTTTCTACGATAAGAAAGGTTCTGGTTACATGAAAGGTGGTAAGAAAACATACGATTGAAGCCTATATAGGACAGACCCTATTTTTGGAATCAAATCATGTTAGCATTCTTACTACCCTTTGCTAAAAAAATTGTTGCAGATGCAGTCTCCAAGATCCCTGATGATGCAGATCTCGGTGAGAAACTTGTAGATATTTGCATCCTTGTTCTGGAGAAGGCGGTAAAACTGACTAAGACGACCGCTGATGATGCTCTACTGGAAGCTGTGAAGTCAGCATTAGAATCAAGAGAAGACGCTGCCTGAGGCGTTTTTAGAGGGGTCTCAGAGACCCCGTTTTTTATAAATACTTGTATAGAAAACCAACGATACTAGGAGCATTACCATGGCGCTTTATGGTGTAACCGACGCTGATGAATCAAAACCCAAGTGGGCTGTAAGAGGAAGTGGTGTAGACCCTCAAAACATCTTCGCTACGAGCGAAGGATGGGTGTTGCGTCATTACAAGAATGCTGCTAAGACTGCATTCTGGGACGAAGTTCTTGTAGCCGTTGATGGTCTTGTCGGTGCAGGTGGTCGTGGTACTAACACTCTTGCTGAAGCAGATATCACCGCAGTCTTCTTTGAGGAGACAGGTTATGCTGGTGGTGCAACTGGTACTGTTGTTGTCATCTACAACGAACAGGTTGATGTCACCAATGGTGCAACCTTAGTTGTCAGAAATACAACTGATAGTGCTAACATCACAGCAACTGCTGCTGCACAGACTGGTGTTAACCGCGTTGAATTTACATTCACCGCTGCTGCAACTGGTAAGGCACATGCTATCCAAGCACAAACGATCTCTGGAACCATTGTTGATTCTACAGGTGGCGCTACATCAGACAAAGCATTCGTTGCTGGTGATGTAGTTGGCGCAGGTGGATCAGGTTCTACTAAGACATTCACTGCTAGTTAATTAAATGAAATTTGACGAATTGAATGAAGGAAACTACATTCTCTTCGCCATGAAGCATTATGAAAACCCCCATTGCGTAACCCGCGATGACTTTGATGAAGACATGAAACGTTTCAAATACTTGAAACGTCTTCTCAAACGTTATGTAAGATCGGGTCCATTAAGGACCCATCTTATTATTAATCATCTCATCATTTTATATAATGTTTTTGGTGAAGCCGCGACACCTCTCCTGTTTTTCAAACTGGAAAGGGAATATTGGTGTATATTAAAAACTATACTCCTTTATTTGAATAAATATCCCATAGGTATGCTTCCCGAATTGGAAGACGATCCTGACATTGCTGAGGAGCTTGCAAAGATATGACGGTCATGACTGCTGGTACTGGTGGATTTAGTGGTAGTGCAGACGCCACTGGTCCGAACGCTGGATACGATCCAGTCATGAAGTTTCGTGGTAAACTGAAAAAGAAAGATGCAAAGAAGTTAGTGGCACCTGGAAATAAAATCGGAGAGTCTAAAGAGAACCCTACGATGCCTTCCCGTCTGTTCCAATACAAGGTAACCATTCCTCAAGTTGGTGAGACTGTTGTTTATGCTAACTCCCCTGCAGAACTGGCGCAGAAGATGCGTCTTCTTATCAACCCTCGTTATAGAGGTGATGTTAAGATTGAAAGAATCATGCCTGGTCAAGCAGGTAAGTTTTTCATGGACAAGCGTATGAATCATATGCGTAATGTTCAGGAACAAGGCGATGCTCAGATGAAACAGCAGCAAGCCTCCATGAAGATCAACATGGAAAAGAAAAAGATCATGCTGAAGAAGCAGGAATTGCAGAAGCAATTACAAGCAAAAACCGCTCAACTTAAAAAACAAGCAAGAGCAGGTGCAGAAATGGACGCTACAAGGTAAGCAATGTCTGATATCAATTCAGCGATTATAGAAAGACTGGAAAGAGTAGTTGATTCACTTCAAGACAATAGTGTCAAGATGGGTCAACTTCTTGCTGTGCATAATGAAAAATTAGATAGACAGGACACAGTAGATGAAGTCTTGTTTGAGAAGATCGATAGACTACATTCGGATCTCAACAAAGACACAGAAGCAATCAAGAAAGGATGTGAGCGTGATATTAGACTGATCGATGATCGCCTAAGGGTCATGGAGAAAAAGATGTGGACCATCTTCGGCGGTCTTGCAGTCATATCATTCTTACTATCCGTGCCAGGACAGTCTTTAATGAAGAGCTTGACAGGTCAGCAAAACACAAGTATGATAGGGGTTGAGATTCCTAGGTCTATTGGGTGATTGATGAACATTATGCGAGACTAATCTCTGCTCGGTTCGACAAATTCAAGAGGGTACGCAACGGGGTGTATAACTTTCGTTGTCCCTACTGTGGCGATTCGCAGAAGCACAAGAACAAGTCCCGTGGATACTTCTTTACGATGAAGAGCGGACTAGTTTACAAGTGCCACAATTGTGGTGTAGGTAGATCCTTTGGAAGCTTCCTGAAGGACAATGCACCTGACGTTCATGATGAGTATGTCATGGAACGATACAAAGCGGGTCTCACTGGAAAGGGTCGAAACGTAGCAGATCCCTCACTAAGTTTTGAAAAACCCAAGTTCAAAAAGAAAGGTCCGATACAAAGTATTTCGGAACTAAATAATCTACACCCTGCACTAGGATATATCCTCGGTCGTCAGATTCCCACTCAACATTTTAAGGATCTGTACTACGTTGATAAATTTTGTACATGGGTTAATACTCAGAAACCTACGTTTGAGAATGTCAAAAAGGATCACCCAAGAATTATTATTCCTTTCATTGACAGTAATGGCGAATGGTTTGGATTCCAAGGGAGGTCTCTAGATCCACTTGATAAGTTGCGTTATATCACTATCATGTTGGATGAGAATCGATCTAAAGTCTTTGGACTTGATAGGGTCGATTTCAATAAAACTGTTTACATAACAGAGGGTCCTTTCGACAGTCTATACATAGATAACGCTATCGCGATGGCAGGTGCCGACATTGATTGGAACTTGCTACAAGGTAGAGAAGCAGTCTTCGTGTTCGATAATGAATGCAGAAATGTAGAGATTGTCAATCGAATGACAAAGGCAATCGATAAGGGTTACGAATTAGTAATCTGGCCAAATAATATATCAGAGAAAGACATTAATGACATGTTCCTCGCTGGACATGATGTCCAGTCTCTGGTAGAATTCAACACTTACAGCGGTTTAGAAGCCCACGTTAAACTAAGCGAATGGAAAAAGGTATGAAAGAAATTCATGTTGTAAAACGTGATGGGGAAAAAGAAACCCTTAACCTTGAAAAGGTTCATGCAATGGTAGAGCATGCCTGTAATGGTCTTGCAGGTGTTTCTGAGAGTCAGGTTGAAATGAATTCAAACCTGCAATTCTTTGATGGTATTAAAACCTCTGATATTCAAGAGATCCTGATTCGTTCTGCGAACGATCTGATTTCTTTGGATGCACCTAACTACCAATTTGTTGCCGCTAGACTTCTTCTATTCGGTCTTAGGAAGGCGGTATATAATGGTCACCCTGACGGGCATCCTCCTTTGAAGGAGCATGTTCAAAAGTGTATTGAGCAGGGAGTATATGACCCAACAATTATAAACAGGTACTCTGATGAAGAATGGGATCAACTGAATAGTTACATCGATCATGACAGGGACTATTTGTTCACGTATGCTGGCATTCGCCAAGTGACGGATAAATATCTCGTACAGGATCGTTCGACTGGAGAGATCTTTGAGACTCCTCAGTTCATGTATATCATGGTGGCGGCGACACTCTTTCAGGACGACGACAAATTCTATCGGTTAGAGTACGTCAAAAAATACTATGACGCAATCAGTAAACACAGACTCAACATCCCAACACCGATCATGGCAGGGGTCAGGACGCCCCTTCGTCAATTTGCATCTTGTGTTCTCGTTGATGTTGATGACACCCTCGATAGTATCTTTAGCAGTGATATGGCTATTGGTCACTACGTCTCACAAAGGGCTGGTATCGGTATTAACGCTGGCAGAATCCGTGGGATCAACAGCAAAATCCGAGGCGGAGAGGTACAGCACACAGGTGTTGTCCCCTTCCTTAAAAAGTTTGAATCAACTGTACGATGCTGCACACAAAACGGCATCCGAGGTGGTTCTGCTACAGTTCACTTTCCTATCTGGCACCAAGAAATAGAAGACATCCTTGTTCTTAAAAACAATAAGGGTACAGAAGACAACCGAGTGAGGAAACTTGACTACTCAATCCAGATTTCAAAACTTTTCTACGAACGTTTCATTGCGAATGGAGAGATTAGCCTCTTCTCACCGCATGACGTACCAGGTCTGTATGATGCTTTTGGTACTGATCAATTTGACGATCTATATGTGGCTGCTGAATCAGATCAGTCTGTTCCAAGAAAGACTGTAAGAGCACAAGAACTTGTTCTGAATCTTCTGAAGGAGCGAGCAGAGACAGGTCGTATTTACATTATGAATATCGACCATTGCAACAGTCACTCTTCGTTCAAAGACAAAGTTAATATGAGTAACCTCTGTCAGGAGATTACTCTGCCTACTGATCCTATCCAACACATTGATGGTAATGGTGAGATTGCTTTGTGCATTCTTTCTGCTATCAACGTTGGTAAACTTAAAAGTATTGATGAACTAGATGAACTCTGTGAGCTCGCTGTTCGTGGTCTGGATGCTTTGATTGATTATCAAACATATCCTGTCAAGGCAGCAGAGGTCAGCACAAAGAATCGTCGCTCTCTTGGTATTGGGTACATTGGTCTTGCACATTATCTTGCAAAGAACAATGCTAAGTACGATTCACAGAAGGCACATGACCTGGTTCATAAACTCACTGAGAGGTTCCAGTATGCCCTTCTAACAGCGTCTAATCGTATGGCAATGGAGAAGGGTCCTTGCGGTTATTTTGGTAAAACAAAGTACGCTGATGGAATACTGCCAATTGATACATATAAGAACGACGTAGACGAAATCGTACCGAATGACCTTGCTTGCGATTGGGATTACCTTAGGGGTAGGATCCTTGAATACGGACTCCGACACAGCACATTGTCCGCACAAATGCCTTCGGAGAGCAGCTCCGTTGTGTCAAACGCTACCAATGGAATCGAGCCGCCTCGCGACTACTTGTCCGTTAAGAAAAGTAAGAAGGGACCCCTTAAGCAGATTGTACCGTCGTATCTGTCCCTCAAAAATGCATACACCCTCCTCTGGGACATGCACAACAACGATGGATATATCAAAGTCACCGCCGTAATGCAGAAGTTCTTTGATCAGGCAATCAGTGGTAACTGGAGTTACAATCCAGAGAACTATGCTGACAACGAAGTGCCTGTATCTGAGATGGCAAAGGATCTACTTACAACCTACAAGTATGGTTGGAAGACTTCTTACTATCAGAATACCTATGATGCTAAGAAGGACGGTGATGATGTTGAACAAGTGAAGGGTAATGTTGATCATCTAATTGACGAACTACTTAACACGGAGGAAGACGACTGTGACAGTTGCAAGGTTTGAGGAAAAGGAAATCGAGAAAATGACAGTATTTAACAAGAACAAAGTGAACACCAAAAAGCAACCCATGTTTTTTGGACAACCTCTGGGTGTGCAGAGGTATGACGAGTATAAGTATCCAGTATTTGACAAACTTACGCAACAACAGTTAGGATACTTTTGGAGACCAGAGGAAGTATCGTTACAGAAGGACCGCAGTGATTACCAAACACTTACGCCAGAGCAAAAGCACATTTTTACCAGCAATCTTAAATACCAGATCATGCTGGATTCTGTACAAGGGCGCGGTCCTGGGATGGCTTTTATCCCTTACTGTTCACTCCCTGAGTTAGAAGCATGCATGACAGTGTGGGAGTTTATGGAGATGATTCATAGTCGCTCCTACACATACATCATTAAGAATGTGTATCCTAATCCTGGAGATGTGTTTGACACAATCCTGGATGATGAGAATGTTATGTCTCGTGCAGCATCAGTAACTGAATCGTATGATACTTTTATTGCTCATGCACATGAGTATGATAACGGACAGATGTGGGACCTTGCACGTCAAGGACATACCACAGGGCAGTATGATCGTCGTGAGTTAAAGCGCAAACTCTACAGGGCAATTGCAAATGTCAACATCCTCGAAGGAATCCGTTTCTATGTGTCGTTTGCGTGCTCGTTTGCTTTTGGCGAGAATAAACTTATGGAGGGCTCGGCTAAGATTCTCTCTCTTATCGCTAGAGATGAAAGCCAACACCTGGTTATCACGCAGAATATCCTGAAGAAATGGAGAGAGGGTGATGATCCTGAAATGGCAATCATCGCTAAGGAAGAACAACCTGTCGTAGCAGAAATGTTCAGGAAGACTGTTGATGAAGAAAAGATGTGGGCAAACTATCTGTTCAAACAGGGCAGTATGATTGGTTTGAATGATCGTTTACTTCATAACTATGTTGAGTGGATCGCTAATCGCCGTATGAAAGCGATTGGTCTTGACCCAATCTATGACATTCCTGCTAAGAATAATCCATTGCCCTGGACAGAGCACTGGTTGAATTCTAAGGGACAACAAAACGCACCTCAAGAAACGGAGATTGAAAGTTATGTCGTCGGAGGAATCAAACAAGATGTCACAGCAAACTCCTTCGCTGGATTCAGTTTATGATGACCTGCTAGATGCAGGTAATGAGATCGGTCCAGATGTGACAGACATGCTCTGGACCGCTGCTAAAAAAGAATCATTGAGAAAACATAAAAATGTATCACAATGAACTACTGGATATAAAAATCCATGCTATAAATAGTATTGTGATGGATTCATCACATATACGTTCATCCCTTCGGGGACGCAAGTAAGTCGCGGAACGGAGCGTTCATCCCATGCTTGAGTTTTTACTCTACACTACACTCACATGTTCTCAGTCTGAGGCACTAGTGTTAAGGATTGAAAAACACCTCAACCTGGACCCTGAGGTTCAGTTAGAGTTAGTTGAGACCGTAAAGGAATCAGCACCCGAGTGTTATTGGGACGCACACGACTGAAGGAACGGGGGACTGCAAACCCTAACTCTTCAGGAGAAGACTCATGAACACACTTACACAGATCCGTAAGCAAATTCAGAAAGCAGCACGTCTGCACGATGCTCAGATTCATCACACTACATATCGTGGTGTGGAATATGACACACGTTGTGTAGAGAACAAGGAGACCCACGGGACTTTCTGCTATCGTGGAAAAACTTACACCAAATAATCTTAACTATGTTAAGATGATAACAAAGCACCCACATGGGTGCTTTTTTGGTATAATAAATATTGACAAACTATACAGGAGAGTCATGAAAATCTTTCTGGACTGTTCTGATCCCGAGCTCATCGCTCAAGCATACGAGACTGGTTTAATCGACGGAGTTACTACAAACCCCAGTCTCATGTTGAAAGCAGGCGAAGACCCTAAGAGTATTATCAAGGAAATTTCTCACATTTTTCCTTGGAACTCTTCGGTATCTGCTGAAGTAGTCGGAGAGACTGCTGAGGAAATGCTAGACATGGCAGAAGACTTCATCGAGATCGGACCAAACATTACAATCAAAGTACCATGCACACCCGAAGGTCTAAGGGCGTGTTATGAATTAACAACCAATGAAATCAGTGTTAACGTCACTCTGATATTCAGTTCAGCACAAGCAATACTCGCTTCTAAGGCAGGTGCAACATACGTTTCACCTTTCGTGGGTAGAGTATATGACCAATCATTTGACGGTAATCAACTAATTGAGGAGATTGCAGATGTCTATGCTACACATCAGGCGAAGACCCAAGTCCTTGCTGCATCGATTAGGGATGTTCACCAAGTATCCTCTGCTTTTAGAGTGGGAGCTGATATTTGCACTATCCCTATTACCATTTTTGATAAGATGTACAAGCATGTTCTCACTGACAAAGGGTTAGAACAATTCGATAAAGATTGGAAATCCCTTCAGGAGAAAATTTAATGCCGAGAGGACAAGTGAAGAAGGACGAAATGGAAGTCCGAGTTCTTAAAATTAAGAATCAATTATATGATGGTTCTTACTCTGCTAAAAATCATGAGTGGCATGATGGAGCACATCATGCACTCAATGAGGTATTAAATATTTTACAAGAGTACCGCTCATGAATAAAAAAAACTTAAAAGTTCTAATACAAGACCTTGAGTTTGCAATTGCCGAACTTAAGGCAGAAGTTTACGCCGATGCCTCTGCTTACATAGATAAGAGTAGCGAGCGCATAGCGGCTAGATACATTGACCAAAACGACGACGACGGAGACCCCGACTAATTATGAAAACCCCTGGATTTTTAATGGAACCCCTTTTCTATCTGAGAACATTGACGACCATTTCGGTTTTGTCTATTGCATTACAAACACACTTACTGGTAAAAGGTACATCGGAAGAAAATACTTTCACCAACTACGAAAACCTAGAGGTGGTGGTAGGAGAGTTCAAAGTGAAAGCGACTGGAAAAAATACTACGGAAGCTCTCGTGAACTTACTGAAGATCGCAAACGGTACGGAAATCTGGTCTTCAAACGGGACATATTAAGCCTACATAAGAGCAAGGGACTCACAAACTTTGAAGAGACCCGCCAACTTTTTATCAACAACGTACTTACGGAGAGCATGGACGATGGGACACCTGCATACTACAACAGCAATATCCTTGGTCGGTACATGCGAAAAGATTATTTCAAGCCTTGACCGCTGCTAATTCATCTGTTATAATTCAGAGGTAGTCAAGGGAGTCTTCCAAATGAACGCTGAGTTCTACGAAAATCAAGACACTGCAGACGCACTGATGGACCTTATGGTCGATCAACTGCATCACTTCGCAGAGCTTGAACTGGAGGAAAACCTTGCCGCCACTGGGTCAGTAGCTCAGTTGGATAGAGCAACTGCCTTCTAAGCAGTCGGTCGCAGGTTCAAATCCTGCCTGACCCGTTGTCCCTTTGGGACACACTGGTCCATTATAAGGTAAAATCTTATGACTACAGCACAAAAGTTCTCGTCTGTTGTTGGTATTCTATATGATGCCATTGATCGACAAGTGACACTTGACATCGAGTATCCTATTCTTTATAATAAAGTATTGAAATTCTATGAGGAGAAAGGTGTTGATTTTTATGGTGATGTAGATGAGGATTATGACATTCTCCTCAACAAACTTGAACAGGACCTATTTTATTATGAAACCTGAAGTTCTTCTAGAACGCTTCCCCTATCGTTATGTTCAGTCTGGGACGATCGAACTCAATGGTCGTCCTGACTATCGAATTCAAAAGTTCGATGAATGGACAAAGCGTTACAAAGACATGTATCTCCTAGACAATTCAATTCAATTGGATTATGCTATGGAGGACTTTGAATACACGAAATGGTTAGACCCTGCTCGTGTCCCATGTTACATTCGCGATACCGTTACTTCCTCATGAACCCTTACTTGCAAGCAGTCAAAGCACTTGAAAATTGTGTCAAAGATGCTATGGAAAACAATGTTGATGCCAATACTCAAAGCGAGATTTGGCGACACTACCAAGGCATGAAGGCGATTGATAAGCAAATCGGTCGTACATCCAACTACAGTATCTCTACTAGTGGTAATGATACGATTTCATTTGATTATGATGGGATTGTGGCAGGGCAACCTGTTAACTTTTCCTCAGTCGGTCAGGATGTGATTACCTTTGGTGATTACAGTGATTACAAAAGTCAGGAGTATCGTCCTGACTAGTCTTTCCCAATAGACTTTAAACTAGATGGGTTTTGACTGGATGACAGTCGCCTATAACCAAGGAGTTTGCTCGTTCTTCAGCAAAATGAGATGGTGGAGTCAATGACCCATTTACAAGGACCCATAATGGGTCCTTTTTTATTGGATTCAAAATCTTAATATTTGAAAGTGCTTGACAATTGTAAAAAAATTATATATAATGTAACAGTTCTTCACACATTAACATGACAGTTACAACAAACGACTCAGGTCAAACAAATATGTGGGCAAGAGAAACCCAACCATGGATTTCTCAAACGGATGCAGAACGCTACGGATACCAGACACATGCTGAGAAGGCAGAACTCTGGAACGGACGTACTGCAATGATGGGTTTTGTTGCGGCCTTGATTTCTTACGCATTTACTGGTAAACTGTTTTTTGGAGTTCTCTAATCCATTAAATAGATTTTACCATGGCACAAATCCCTGAAGTAACTTTTCAAACCTTTGACAAGGGATGGGGTTCATTCTCATCTCTCGACATCATCCAAGACAAAAGGATCGTTATCTTTGCACTACCTGGAGCATTCACTCCTATCTGTAGCAACCTGATGCTTCCCGCTTATGAAGAAGCATATGACGAGATCCTTGATCAAATGATCGATGAAGTCTATTGTCTCT